TCACAACGACTAACAACTCTACTACAAACAATTGCTAATCCAATGTTAGCACCGTTTATTAAAATACCTAACTTAATTAAAGAGCTTGCTATTTCTCAAGATATTGATCCAGATGAGTTGGTTAATGATCCTAACGAAGCAGCAATCTTTGCAGATATACTAAGAGGTTTGTCTAATGCACCAGGAAACGGCCAAGAAGCTCCTCCAAACAGTCAACAGCCCCCTGACATGGGAGCCAATGCAGGAGTACCTCCAGGAGCAAATCCAATGGACCCATCGGGCGTTGGTGGTGGCAACATCGGAATTGGAAATACACCAGTTGCAGGGGAAAGCAATTTTACTGGATCAACTCCTTCACCTGAAGGAAGTAATCAAGAGTTCACTGGATAACCATAATATGGATAAACAAGAAAATGATAGGTAATCTACCCAGTCAATCTGACAAAGAGGAGGATTCTCGCTTCCTTCTACTCGCTTTAGGCGAAGGAATATCGGACTATATTCAAGGTGCTGCTTATGCTAGGAATAGTGGTGGTGGTGTAGATGCTCTTACAAAGGATCTTTTAGATTTTGATACTTCGGTACAAAACTTTGCAGCAGGAGGAGAAGTTTCTTTAAAATCTGGACTAGGTGTAACAGAAGAGAATCCAATTAATTTTCCTTTCGATGATCCATCTGGTGATCCTAATGTTGTACAAGTGGGTACAGTTAAACCTATAAGTTCCGTCCTACAAGAAGAAGGGACTATAGGAGAGGATGAAGGGATAGATGCAGGTGTAAATACTTTGGGAGGTACAGTTGCTGGTGTTATCTCCGGGCTTATCGGACTTAGTGAAACGGGATTGGTTGCCAATCTTGGAAGAACATTTGGATTTAACCCAGATACATCAGCAGCGAAAGCACAGTTAAATACAATAGCTGATGAAAATTATTATATAAGTGAACCTTTAGGTAAAGCAGCGTTTGCGTCTAGAGACAATATTGAAATGGATGATGTTAATTCAGTTGCCCCTGACCCCTCTGACCAAGCCATGGCCAATATTGAAATGGATGATGCTATTTCTGTCGCTGCCGACGATGCTAATGCTGCTGCACAAGCTGCTGGTGAGGTAGGATCTTCAGTAGGCCCTGATGCTTCAGGAGATACTTCTAATACTGCTGATGACGATGGTGTTGCTGGTGGAACTTCTGATGGTCCTGGTGATTCTGGTGTCGGTGATTCTGGTGTCGGTGATTCTGGCGATGATGGGACAGGTGAATGGAAACGTGGAGGTGTTATTAAAGGATACCAAGAAGGTGCTCTAGTAGAGGATGAGCAAGCAGATACACAGTTAGATGCTTTAGGTCTTGGTCCCGTAGGTCTAGTTGATGATCCTGATGGAACAACTGGAGTTGCAGATGATTTAGCTATGGACCTTCCTGTTAATTCATATGTTGTAAATAAAGATGCAGCAACACTAGCAGGTCTAGGCTCTATAAATAAACTAATTAAAGATGCTATTGATCTTGCTTTAGAAGATGAAGTAGATCTTCCAGCAGAAATTAAGACCGCTGAAAAAATTCCAATAAGAATTTCTAGAGGAGAAATAGTAATTCCTGCTCCTTTAGTAGATTATATAGGATTAAAGAAGTTAGAGAACATGAATAATCGTGGTCTTAAAGTAAGGAAACAACGAGAAGCAGAAGAAGCGCCTGTTGAAATGGCTGCTGCTCCTTCTCCACAACAAGATTTATTGGCACAGATACAACCTGTTGCTTAATAAAAACTGAACAGATACCCGTAAAGGCCCTGTTCGCAAACACCTAAAATGGATACCTAAAGTTATTGCTTTGGCCCCAAGGAGGTACAATGGTTGATACAGAACAAATGGAAGAAGTAGAGCCTACCCCATATCAGAACGAATATAGAGGTACTCTTTTAAATTCTGATGAAGAAGAAGAAAATCTAGATCTTACTGACTTTGCTGAAGGTGCAGATACTCAGAAAGAGGAAGGATTGATTTCTAAGAAACAAGAACATGATTGGCAAAAGAGATATAGTGATCTTAAAAGCTATCATGATAGGCAACGAAATGAATGGCAACAAGAAAAAGAACTAATCGATGCTAAGGCTAAACTAGCAGCGCAATCAGCTTCTTTATCTTCTACGCCAAGAACACAGGAAGAACTTGAAGAATTTAAAAGTGAATATCCTGATGTGTATGGAGTTGTTGAGACTGTTTCCCGCCTTCAAGCAGAAGAGAAAACAGCAGAGATAGAAAAACGTATTTCTGCTTTATATCAAAAAGAGGAAGAAGCTAAATATAAAACGGCTGAACAAGAGTTGTTGGTGTTTCACCCCGACTTTGTAACCTTAAAGGACAGTTCAGAATTTTTAAAATGGCTAGATGAACAACCTTCTACTATTTCAGACGGTATCTACAAGAACCGCACTGATGCTAAATGGGCCTCTCGTATACTTGATCTATATAAAATGGATTCTAATGTTCAACCAAAACCCAAATCTAAAAAAGTAGATGCAGCACAAGCTGTTTCTTCTACTCGTAAAACAGCCACTATTACTGGGAACGAGGATAAGAAGATTTGGACTACCCTTGAAATCTCTAAACTGAAACCGCATGAGTTCGAAAAAGTTGAAAAAGAACTTGAGGCGGCTAACAGGGAGGGGAGGATAATTTAACCCCAACTATAAGGAGGGCATAATATGGCCTTTGGATCTGCGGCGGGTTATGACAATTTACCTAATGGTAAATGGAACCCGTCAATCTACAGCCAAAAAGTTCTTAAATTCTTCCGTAGGGCGTCTGTTGCAGAAGCAATTACTAATACAGATTACTCTGGAGAAATTGAAAATTTTGGCGATACTGTTAAAATCATTAAGGAACCTACGGTTACTGTATCTTCGTACACTCGTGGATCAGTTGTTAATACCCAAGACCTTTCTGATACTGAAATTTCTTTAATCGTTGATCAGGGCAACTACTTTGCTTTTAAGGTTGACGACATTGAGGAACGTCAGAGCCATGTTAACTGGGAATCGTTGGCAACTTCTTCGGGTGCGTTCTCGTTGAAGAAGGCTTTCGATTACAACGTACTAAAAGAGATTAACGATAGTGCTGTTCAAGGCACTGCTACCACCGATACTGGTGCTGCTGGTGCGGCTATTTCCTGTGATACAGGTAATGAAGCTGCGAATGTCATCGCCCGTTTTGCTCAACAGTTGGACGCAAATGATGTCCCGCAAGAGAATCGGTGGTTTGTCGCTAACTCTGGCTTCTACGAGATCTTGAAGCAAGCGGACGCTAAGTTGATGGACGCCAGTGTTACTGGTGAAAGTGCATCAGCTTTGATGAACGGTGCTATCACTGCTCGTAAAATCCATGGTTTCACGTTGTATCAAACTAACGTCATCCAAACCGGCTCTGTTGGTTCGGCTGCTGCGTTTACGTTTGGCCCATCGGCTACTAGTGGTGAGACTACTCTACTAGCTGGTCATATGAGTGCAGTTGCTACCGCTTCGCATATTGCAAAAACCGAAGTTATCCGTGATCCCGATAGTTTTGCTGACATTGTACGTGGTCTTCACGTCTTTGGCCGTAAGGTTCTTCGTGGCTCGGGTACTGGCTTCAAAGGCGTCCTTCAGGGCGTCGTTGATTTGAACACTTAAAAGGAGGACTAAATTATGGCTACTTATAATGCTACGCATACAGGCGGCGGTACTGCTGGTCACCCTTCTAGTGTTGCTAATGCCTATGTTATCACTTCTCCTGTTTATGATGCGGTAGACAATACCGATCTGGAGCAGGGGGATATCGTTCAGTTGATTGATTTACCAGCAGATACGCTAATTGTTGGTGGAGCAATTGAAAATCTTGAGGCTTCTGGTAATGCTCAAATTACGTTTGATGTAGGTATTACTGGGGGAGATGTCGATGTATGTGTTGATGGTGGTGCTTCAAATGGTACTACTTCTATCAACTTCTTTGGCGCTCAAGGTACTGATTCTTGTTTGGTAACTTCCGCTGATACGCTAGATCTTCTAGTGATTGATGCTGCTTCAAGTAAAACTACGGCATGGCGTTTTCGAGCGCATGTTGTCCTAGTTGATATCTCTAAGAATCCTGTTGAAGCCGCTACGGTAACAACGGGTACGTAAGACTTGACTAAAGGTTTTGTAGGGTTCCTTTTAAAAACCCTACGCTACCCTCTTTGCTGTGTTCAAATTGTGAGGTAACAAATGTTTTTAAAGCTACTAGACAAAGAAGATACAATCTACTTACGAAACCAACTTGCGAATAAGAAATTCGTGGATGGAAAGAAAACACAAGCTATTAGTAAGCTCTACGATATCAAACAGAATAAAGAAACTATCGTTCCTGAAAGAGTTAGAAAGCATCTAATTGATCTTCTGTATAATAACTCTTACATAGATTCAGTCTACTGTCCTAATAGAGTATCAGTTAATTTCTACAACAGGTATACTGAAGGAGACTTTTACGATTATCATATAGACTCATTCAAAGCATCACCAAAGTCTAACAATGTTTTCTATGACTACGGGTTCTCAATTAACTTAAATGATGATTATGAAGGTGGAGAATTTATAATAAAGACAGAAGCAGGAGAAATAGGTACTCAGTTACAAGCGGGACAAGCAGCTATATTTCCAATTATCTTCCCGCATAAGGTAGGTAAGGTTACTAAAGGCGTAAGAGAAAATATCATAGGGTGGTTTTCATCAAATGTATCTTATGAGCAATTCTTTATATTAAAGCATCTACAGGAATCAGCAATGACACTTACGAAACTAATGAAAAAAGACTGTTCTGGGGAA